GTTTATCAGGGCACCGCTCACGAGATCCTCGGCATTCAGGAGGACGCCGGGCGTCAGCGTTTCCTGCTCCTCGAAACCCGAACCATAGGAGGGATCGCGGCATGAGCTTCAAGGTGTCAGTGAAAGGCATCAAGGAGTTGCGTCGATCCATCGGCCGACTTCCGGAGGATTTCATCAAAGGCGCCGAGCGCGCAGTGCTTCGCGCCGGTGGAGCACCGATCGTCAAGGCGGCGAAGGCCCGCGCGCCGATTGGCAGCGGACCGCATCCGGGCCTGCTGAAAAAGTCCATCGGAATGAACGTTCGCAAGGTCGGATCGATCATCTCCGCACGCATTGGACCGCGCACCGGATTTCGTGTGCAGGTCGGCACCAAGAAACTGCGCAAGAACCTGATGGCAAAGCGCCGGGACGGCAGCCGCATCCTCGCCGCATCCGCAGGCACCGAGGTGCCCGTGTTCAAAGACCCGAACAAGTATTCGCACCTCGTCGAACTCGGCACATCCAAGTCACCGGCGAAACCATTCATCCGCCCGGCCATCGATGCGGCGTCAAGCGAGACGCACACCGCCATGGCCAAGGGTTACGAGAAGCACCTCACCAAAACCATCACCAAGCTTCGCACCCGTCGATGAGTTACGAGAAGGACATCACCGCCGCCATCCTCGCGAACACGCCGCTGGTCCGCGAGATCGGCGACCGTTTTTTCTGGGACATTGCGGACGGTGCCACCGCCCCGCCCTACATCGTTGCACAGACGGTTTCCGACGATGGAGAGACCCCTCACGACGCCCGCCGCGGAGTGTCGTTTCCGACCGTGCAGTTTTCCACCTGGGCAAAGACCAAGGCCGAGGCGGTTCGCATTTCCGAAATCCTGCGCTCCGAGTTCGAAGGCACGCCCATCGCCGGAGAATCCGAGTGCGTGCTGCTCTTCGCGAACCGCACCAGCAACTACGACCAGACCACCCGACTTTTCGGAATAGTGCTCGATTTCCGCGCCCCTCACCACCTCGCAAACTAACAGAAACCAAGCAATACCATGGCCAAATCCAAATCATTCGGCACCGCGGTCACCATCGGGGGCACAGCCATCGGCGGACTGACCGACATCAGCATCACCGGCGCGGACGTGCCGATGGTGGACATCACCACCCACGACTCGACGGCACGCGAATTCGTTCCCGGCCTGAAGGACTTCGGATCGTTGGAATTATCCGGCAAGTTCGATCCTGCGAATTCCGGTCAGGACGCGCTGCGCGCCGCCGTGGGCACTTCCGCAGCGTTCGTCGTCACCCTTCCGAACGGCAGCACAACGATCTCCTTCTCGGCGATCGTTGGCCCCTGCACCGAGGACATGACGCTCGACGGCACGGTTGACTTCTCGTGCTCGTGCAAGGTCACCGGAGACAAGACATACAGCGCCACCTGATGACGCCGCACACCGTCAGCATCTCCGGCCGCGAGGTGGCCATCGCGTGGAACCAAGGCACCGCACGGCGCTTTGGTTTCCGCGTGGCCAAGCACGCGGTGAGGCTCGACACCCGCGCGTTGTTCGATCCGCTCCGGGCGTCCGCCGCATATGTCGAGATGCTGTGGCTGCTGCTGCCTCCCGAAGAGCACGACCGCCATCGATCCGCAGAGGATCTCGCCACCGCCATCGACCTTGAAACGCAGGCACCGGCCATCACGGCCTCCGTGCTGGCGTGCCTGGCCGAAATGCTCGTCGGCGATGAAAAAAAAACGAGTTCCGCGAGCACGCCTTCGCCCGGGTCGAACTCGGGCTCGCCGCAAGCGAATGGGACTCGCTCCACCCGGACGAAGCGGCAGCCCACCTCGAAGCGTGGCACGAGCGCGAAAAGCGGACGGAAGTCCGGCTCGCAACCATCCGCCACATCGTCGCGTCCGCCGGCGGCATGAAGCGGCGCGGCGGCGGTAATCTGAAACTGACCGACTTCCTTCCGGACTTCGCCAAACCGGAAGAGGACGACTGGATCGCGAGGGAAATGGCGAACGCACAGCAATACCTGAAAGAACATGGCCAAGGCACGTAGCATCGGAAGCATCTACGCGGAACTGACCGTCCGCGACAAGATGAGCAAGGCGCTCAAGGGAGCGAACGCCGCGCTTGCCAGCATGTCGAAGGCAAGCGCCACGTTCGTCGCCGTGGGTGGCGCGGCTCTCGGTGCGGCGATGGCCTACAACACCAAGAAGACCCTCGAAATGGCCGGCACGCTCGACGACGTGGCCGCCAACACCGGACTGGCCGTGTCATCGGTGATGAAGCTCCGCAAAGCCTACGAACTCGGCGGCATCTCCGCCGATGGCATGGGCAAGGACGTGATGAAGATGCAGAAGGCGATTGGCACTGCGGCGGCCGGAGGCAAAGACCCGTTCGCCAAGCTCGGCCTGTCCGCGCGCGAACTGATGGACATGAACCCGGAGGATGCCTTCAACGCCATCGGCGCATCGATCATGGCCGTCGAGAACCGCGCGGCACGCACCACCGCGGCGATGGAGATTTTCGGCAAGAGCGGCGGGAACCTGATCAACGTCTTCGGCCAGATGGAGGACGCCAGCAAGTTTTTGGGCCGCATGCCCGAGGTGATGAACCGCTTCGCCGGATCGATGGCGCGAGCCGACGACCTGATCAACGAACTGCCGCAGAAGTCCACGCAATTCTTCACCGGATTCACCGCCGGCGTCATCGGCGAACTGCTTCCCGCCCTTGAGATGGTCGACGAGTTCGATTTCACTACCGTTGGCGAGAACCTCGGCAAGAGCTTGGCGCACGGCGTGGAAATCCTGAAATCCGGCGACGCATGGGAAGTCTTCAAGCTCCATGGCGACAAGGTGCTCTCGACCATTCAGGCAAGCCCCGGCATCAACGCACTGGCCGCCGCCATCAATACGGCTTTAGATCCGATGGTGTGGGAAATCTTCAAGACCCATGGCGAGATCGCGCTGCTCGGATTGCAAAAGTCCCCGGCCATGAACGCACTGGCCGCCGCCATCAACGCCACACTCGACTTCGGTCTCGCGTCGGAAAACCCCGGCGGACAGACATCGTGGGCGACTTTTTTCGACAAATACGCGGACGCCGGCCAAGCAGCGAATGACGAGATCATCGAAGGTCTTTACCAGCGACTGGCCGATCTGCCCACCTTCGCCGAACGCTTCGCCGGATTCATGGAAGCGGGCACCGAGGCAGCCGCCGAGAACGTCGACGACATTCAGCGCCGGATCGACGAGATCAACAACCGCACTGCCGCCCAGGTCGAAGCGGATCGTCAGGCCGCCGCCAAAGCCAATCCCGGCGCGTCCGCAGCCGCAGCGGCGTCATCGCGCAGCCCGTTGTCCGGTGGCGGCAATGCCGAGTCTCTCGTCAACGAATACGCCCGGCGCGGCCTGTCGCTCGACACGAACGCCCGCGACAACCCGATGGCGAAAACCTCACAGACCGTCGAGGCCATTTTCAAACTGCTGGCACGCAATTTCCGCGTGACCCGCGAACCCGTTTTCTGAGCCATGCCCGAGCCCATCCTCACCCTGAAGCGCCCCGGATTCCCCAAGGAATCCATCCGCAGCGACGGCCGCGAGACGCTGATCGAATACATCGGCGAAGAGGCCGATCTGCGCACCGCGGGAGTCGTCACCGGCCAGACGTGGGGCGATTACTCCGGACGCGTGGAGGATGCCGACCTCGATCCCATCGATGGCACCACCAAGGCGATCCTTACCGTTCGCCTGCTCTACAAGTGGGGAAGCGCCGAATACGGCGAGACCATCGGTGAGGAGCAGCAGACGATCCATGAAATCGAGTGGGTCGACGTGCAGCGACCACTGCAAGAACACCCGGTCTTTTCGAGCAATGGCGCTTTCTCTCTCACCGACACCGACCTGATCAAAATTCGCCGGTGGCAGGACATGACCGACGCGACCCTGAAAGCGCAGTGGAAGTTCTACACCGACGACGACAACAGCGCCACCGAGGAGCTTTCTGACAACGCCCAGGTGTTTGCCAAGGGCATCCTGAAGGGCATCGAGTATTACGTCGACAAGGCACCGCTGCTGCGTAAGTCGACGTTCTACAAGAACGGCCCCCCACCGCAGGACGGCGGCGGCACGGTGGAAAGCCCCGGATCATTCCCGGGCGTCTCCGGTCTGAGCGGTTACGAGTGGATTCGAAGCGCCGACCGCTCAGGGCAAACCGGCACCGAAAAGGATTGGCGTCGGGATCAGGAATGGCTCGGCGCGCGCAAGGTGTGGATCGACAAGGACAACATTTACTGGACCTGAAATGCGAGTCCCATCAGAACCGAAAAAAGGCGACAGCATCCGGCAGAAGATCTGCGAGATGCTTCGTTACATGCGCGCGACCACCGTCACCGGAGTGGTCGGCGGCCGACTCGTCGGCAGTGGCAACGGCCAGACCATCCAGATCCCGCGCGCGGTCACCGCGACACAGGCTGACAACGCGGTCATCCCGCCGCTGCACGTCGAGTTGATCAGCAAAACGGTGGGTGAGGTGACCACCTTCTTCGTCACCGTGTCACCAGGCGTCGTCACCGATCGCGTGCCAGTCACCACCGGCTCGACCGGTGACGACGCTGAGATCAGCTACGAACCCGGAAACCTCTACTATTCCGCCGAGGAGGCGAACCCGGCCGCCGACCCGCCCATCGTCGAGGGCGCCCCGAAGCGGTTCGAAATCGACTTCAGCGAAAAAGTCTGCGTGCGCGTCGAGGTGCTGGCCACCGGTGCCATCGGCCACGAGACCAAGCCGCCCGAGGAATGGGTCGAGATCGTCGTGCTCGCCGAAGGATACGAAGGCGGCACCCACTACGTTCCGCCTGTCGCCGATGACGACGAAGGCGTGCCCGGCACCTACATTTACGAACTGGCCGAGTTGCTGATGCAGGGCGAAGGCGAGGAAGCCACTCCCTATCTTCGCCCGATCATGATGGGCAGCAATATCGACCATTACCGGGAGCGCCCGATGATGGACAACACCGGCGCGGGTGCGAACGTGCTCAAAGACTACGACGCCGAAACCGACAACTACCGTTTTCGCAGCGTCAACGGTCGATTCGGCATCGATCACGAGCAATCCGACGACCAGATCGAACTCGACGCCGCCATTGCCAACCAGGGAACGGGCGCGGCCGTTTGGATCGAGTATGTCGGATTCGCCGATGACCCACCAGCCACGCCACCCGACGAACCGATCAAGCTCCGCACCATTCGCGGGCTGTCGAGCTCGGAAGGAACCACCGAGGGAATCGACCCGCAGATTCAGGTCACCGTCGAGGACGAGCCCGGCGAAACCGCCGATCCCGTGTCGCAGAAAAAGACCATCCGCATCCGTGGCAACGGCGTGACCGGCGCACTCATCTTCCGGGACTGCGACGACAACGAGATCGGCCGGATCGATTGGCAGGACGGTCTCATCATCACCGGTGGCGACGTGATCATCCCGGTCACGGCCTGCGGAACACCGGAGGTGCCGCCATGAAGACGCTCGGCGTGTGGTTCACCTACGGCCCCGATGGTCCGTGCCTGGTCGAATCCGTGGCGGCATTTCGCGACGCGCTCCCGAATGCCATCGTCGCCATTGCCGACGACGCTGCCTATCCAGTCACACGCGAAACCCTTTCGCTGGTCGCGCCGGACATCCGTCACACCACGGACTTCCCGCGCCGCGGCAACCTGAACGGCTGGCCGGCCGTGCGCGGCATCCTTTCGACAATCCGCCGCCTGTGTCGCGAGACCGGTGCCGAAGGCGCGATCAAGATCGACAGCGACACGCTGGTGATGGACGGCCGCTGGCTCGACCGCACCGCGCCCATGTGCGGCTTCCTTTCCGGTCAATGGGCATACCTGTTCGGCCTTGCCTACTGGCTGCGCGCCGACGCCGCCGCACGCATCGAGCAAGGCATTGCCAGCCGCTGGGTCGGCGAGAACATCCGGGTGCCCGAGGATCAGACCATTTCGACCGAGGCGTTCCGTGCCTACGGACCCGCCGTGCTGGCGCACTCGTGGACGGCTGGCATGTCGGCTAACTGGCAATACCGGGATGGCGAGGATCAGCGATGCGCCGGAAAATCGGTGGTCACCTTCGGCGCGAAACGACTGGCACCCGGCAAGTGCGGCGACGAGAAGCGCGAGCAAATCGCGCTGGCAATGGCCAAGTTCCGCAGATCCGCCGCCATAATCGCAAATCATTGACAACTGCAACCAATTTGCAATAATCCAACCCCAAGAACTCCATGAGCCTGCCACTTTTTTTCAACACGGCGACGCGCAAGTTCCAGACCGGCGCGCTCGACTCCAGACCGGTCACCAGCCTCACCCTGAAACGCGGCGATACCTGCGAGTTTGCCGTGCGATTCATCACCGATGGCGCGGTTGTCGAACTTGGTTCGGGAGCGGCCGGAAAAATCGGCATGAAGGAAGACGGCGACTACAACGGCGATTTCGTGGCGTCTGACACATCATGGACGAAAACGGGCACGGGCACGTCGACGATCTACACGTTCAACGTCAACCTCGCCACGGACGAACTGAACGCGCTGCTCACCGGCGACACGGCAAGCGTGGACCTCATGATGGAGATGGAATACACCATTTCGGGCGTGATCGTTTCCAGCCCGAAGATCACCGTCACCGTCGAAAACGACGTGGTCAAAGGTGACGAGACGGGGCCGACGTTGACGGGGGGCACTGTGCCACCTGTCAATGAGGAGATCGATGTCACCGGCGCATTGACCAGCGATGGTAGCACGCCGATAGTCATCAACTTGCCGCTTGCTTACAACGGCATCTCAAATTCCAAGCCGGTTTATTATGATCCCGGCGACGGAAATGCAATCGAGTGGTCCGGCACTTATTGGGCCTTTATCACATCGGCTCCAGCCGCCGAGTGGCGATCTTCCGAAAACGTCGCCACGCCCGATCTGGTTACCACATGGACTCCGCAAGGTTCGGCTACCGGAACGCCCGTTG